AATGATCCGAACGCCCAGCTGGATCAGCAGATGAAGCAGGCAGAGGTTCAGAAGCTCCAGGCCGAGGCCATGAAGCTCCAGGGCGAGGCCCAGGCCAATCCGATGGTCGAGCTTCAAATGGAAGCCCAGTTCAAGCAGCAGGAACTCCAGATGGAGCAGGAGGCTGAAGTCCAGCGGCTCCAGATGGAAATGCAGAAGCTGCAAGCTGAGCTAGAGGCCAAGCGTGTCGAGCTGGAACTGAAGATTCAGGAAAAGCAGATTGACATGCAGTTCAAACAACAGGAGCATCAGCAGGACCTCCAGCTCCAGCAGGAGAAGGGTCAGGTGGACCTGGCCGTGACGAAGGAGCAGGGGGCTCTTCAGATTGCTCAGGGACGGCAGCAGCTTCAGCTCCAGAAGGCGCAGGGAGGCCAGCAGCTCGCCCAGGGCGCTCAGAAGATGCAGCTCGATAAGGCCCAGGGCCAGCAGAAGATCGAGCAATCCAAGCAGGCCACGAAGGCCAAAGTGGATAGCACCAAACAAACGACACAGGCGAAAGTGCAGGCTACAAAAGCCGTAGCCGCAGCCAAGCCGAAACCCTCAGGGAGTAAGAAATGAACTACTGCGATTACCTAATCAACGTCATGCCTGACCAGGCATATCGCGGCTGCACGCGAGTGGAGTGCCACCCGGTCAATACACCGTACCTCCGTGATAACGCGATGGTGACTTGCTTTTATGGGCCAGACCATCATCGCCGTGCCTCGCAGTACGCCAATTTCCTGAACAATCTGCGGCTTGCTGATGAGCCCGAGATGGAGATCGACAGGGGATTGGCCGTGGCTATGGGGGCCGCGAGAGGCGAACAGGTCGTTCAGTCGTACATGCCACCAATCCCATTCTCAGAGGAGTAACCCGTGAAATGGTCGCTGGAATACTTATGGGTACTCTTGTTCTGGCACAACCTCAACTTTTAGTCACTGGCGAGGACTTCCAGAGGCACTACTTACTCAAGGATCGAGCAAGGAGGATGGAAATGGATTTGGAGAAGTTTTTCCGGGACAATCCCGACTGGTGTGGGTACGCGGACCTCGTGGCCTTCCCGCCCCTGGTCGAAGAGATCATGGAAGAGTTTCATGACGTGAGCCCGGAGGTCTTAGCCCGCTGCATGGAGATGGTCACAGAGGGCGGGTCGTACGTTAGCCGGGGGGCGATCTATGTGCGGGTCCGGCGGGAGGACAAGATGGCCTCCGGGGATCGCTGGGCAACGATGCTCAGTCTCAACGCCCCTCCCGGCCTTAAGACCACCGACACCTTCTGGGCCGGCCGGAAGCCCTGGCACCAGGTCTTTGACCCCCGCTACGTCGAAACGATCAAAAAGAAGCTGGCGGCCCAGGGCGTTGACATCACGAATAAAGAGTACATGCCCGAGCTGGCCCGCTACCAGGCTGACCCAGAAGCGGTCGTACCATTCGAAGGGGCAAGGAGTTACATCAAAAACCTCTGCCAAAAGCGGGGTTGGCAATGCGATGGGGCCGTGACCGTCGATCACCGGGACCCCGACGAGGACCCATACGAGACGGCCGTCCCGCTAGCCGACGACATCATTCGTAAAAAAGGCCGGATGATGCTACAAAAGGACAAAGATGCCTTTAAGGGTCTGGACAGGAAACAGGCTCGCGAGAAAGTGCTGGACCGCTTTGGTCCATCCAAATAAGGCAAAGCATCGCCTCAAGGAAAGGATTCCCCCCGATGTCTTTCTCCCAAAACCTGAAGAACCGCCTGAACTCGGCCCTCGGTAGTATCGGAGCCTCGAAAGAGTTCCGAGACATCTACGACGTGACTACGGCTGGTACGGCTGAGGCCTCGAAGGCGCTGGTCCTGGATTCCAGCAAGGGCGCTACTGGCGTGGTCCTGAATCCATCCGGCCTGGCCACCGGTGCTGGGGCTGGCGTCACTGGCGGTGCCGGGACGGTCTATAAGAACAGCCTCCGCCGGGAAGGCAATCTGTACGTCACTTCGATCCTGATCGACATCACGGACCTTCAGTCCTCGACGACGGACCTGGACATCATCGGTCAGGGTGGGTCGGCGGCTTACATCGCCAAGCTCACAGCGGCCGAATGCGGGACCACGATCCTGGCGGTACGGATGACCTGCCTGGAAGCCCCTGCCACGGGTGTCACCGACATCGACCTCTACTCGGCCACGGAAGGCACGGGTGTGTTCGATGGTGGCATCGCTTCGCTGGCCGAGACGGCGGTAATCACCGCTGGTGGGGCCTGGGCGAACGGCACGGTTAAGGGTGCCACGACCGTCCCGCTCTCGACCGAGTATCTATATCTGACGTGCGGTGCGGCTGGTACGGTCGGCACCTACACGGCCGGTAAGTTCCTGATCGAGATTTTCGGCTTCTAAGCCTAGTCCTCCAGCCATGGAGGGCTGCGTATGAGCCTAATCAATTATCCACTCCTCACGGTCCAGGATTGTGTCGATCACGTCCTGGATTCCGTGCTCTCAGGAGACTCAACGCCCCGTAGTCGCCGGATGGCTACGCGGGCCGTGCAGGAGATGTACGCCGAGATCGCCATGCGGCGGAACTGGCGATACTACTACCGGCCCATCACGATCCCCACAGCAGCCCAGCAGACGACCGGCTCGGTCGCCTATACGGCCTCGACCCGCTCAGTGACGCTGACCAGCACGACCTGGCCCAGCGACGTGACGAAATACGCTCTTTGGATTGCAGGGAACCGTTATGGGATCACTACGCGCACGAGTTCGACGGTGGTGGTTCTGGATGAGAAGGACGCTCCGACGAGAGATATTGCGTCGGGAACGTCTTATACGCTTGCTAGAGACACCTACGAACTCCCCGATAACCTTCGTAAGCTCCTCTCCCTTTATGACACTTCCTCCCCTGGGAGACTCGTTGAGTGCGTTGACCCCGGAGATATTATCGCCGAGCAGCGAATCGCCAGAACCGCCAGCACGCCAAGAATGTATTCAGTGTTTCGGTCCGAGCGATATGCTTCGGGACTGGCCATCCACTTTGCCCCTGCCCCAGCCTCGGCCATCACCTACCAAGCTCTGGGACTCTTTTGGCCCCAGCCATTAAAGACCCTGGATTACCACAGCATCGGGACGGTGGCCACGACGGCCGACTCCGCCACGGTCACCGGCACGAGCACGACGTTCACCGCTGCCCATGAGGGGTGCGTGATGCGGTTCAGTGCCACCGGATCGGTAAAGATTCCCACAGACTTTCAGGGGGAGATCGACAAGAACCGGCTGGAGCCGTACGCCATGCAGCGGGTGATCAAGACCCGCAACTCCGCCACCGAGTTGATCCTCGAACAAGACGCCGACACCACCCTCTCGGGAAGTAATTACCGCATCTCCAGCCGGATCGACATCGAGCCCGGAGCTATGCGGAACGCCTTCCTGCTGGGCTGTGAGGCGAAGTTCGCCCCAGGCGACCGGAAGGGCTACGAAGAGCGGCAGGCCCGGTACGAGCGGGCCCTGAGCCTGGCAATGGCTGCTGACCAGCGAATGGAGGAAACCCAGCCCGGCGGGAAGATGGTTAGTAACCTAGCCGACATTGTCGCCAGTGCTGACCTCACAACCGGAGGGACGCAGCCCTAATGGCCGAGTCATTTGGCTCCAATCACGGTCAGGTGATGGCCGCCCTGCGAGACCTCATAAAAGACCTCCAGCCCGACAATATGGCAGACGAGGAGGTCCAGGTTCGTGGTTCCTGGCTGATCCAGGGGGAGCCGCTCCGTGGGGTCACGATCTACGACCTCGGGGAGCAGTACGCAGCTGGGGTGATCGGGGCCCAGGATATTGGCTACACCTGCGGGATCGTGTTCGTCGAGAAGGACGACTATGACGCCCGGCTGTCCGGGGACCAGATGCAAGCCTGGCGGGAGCTGGTCCGCCGCAGACTGACCGACCAACGGCTCTCGGTTACAATCGTAAACAGCACTGATCCGAGCGAGCATGTATGCAGGGTCATCCGCTCGGGGGAGTCGCTGAGTAACCCCAAGAAATACCCCAATTGCAACATCAGCCGATTGGTTGTTGTCGTGTGGTTGCGAGAATTGAATCCATGATCGAGCTACTCCTTCTGTCGCATCTAGCAAGAAAGCCGCAGTGGGAGGATGAAGACCGTGGCAGCTGGGACTTGGAGACGCTCCGAAATGAATTCCAGGAGCGTTTATACGGATCAAATAACCAGAGCAAGGATGCTCGCCAATGCCGTGCGCACAAGGAGCCCTCGCCCGCCTCTGCATGAAGGAGGGGTCGGGTGAGATTGATTTCAGCTCGGGAGCCACTGGCTTCCCGTTTGCGCGTGAGTCCCTGCAAAAACGGGCTCGCAATGGCGTCCCAGACTTCATCCATGGGACCCGCGAGGAAATCTCCGAACGGGCACGGATGGAGCCGTACTTCTACGGCGGGTGGGTAGTCTTTGGGCTCTCGCCGGGATTTGCCGACTTCTTCTTCCCGTGGGTTCTCGGGAGCGACGAGAGCACGAACACCTTCGCCTTGGCCGAGACCCTCCAGACCTTCGGGATGCTGGTCGATAAAGTCACGGGCGTCCATGAGTTTTACAACGGCGTCGTCAATCGCTGCATCATCGAAGGCGAGCAGAAGGGTCCTGGGAATGGTCCGAACTTCCTCCGCTGTGCCGTGCAGTGCATGTTCCGCAGCTACAAGGACCCCTCCTCCGCCGAGAGCTATCCCAGCGTCACCCTGGGCGTTACCGGAGAGTACACGCCGCTCGTCCTGGAAGACAGCGATAACTCCGGCACTAGCCGCTTAGTGCTCGGCGGGTCGGCCCGTGAATACAAATCCTTCCGCCTGGACATCAACAACCATGTCCAGCCTCGGTATGTGAACGCCTTAGAGCCGACTTCACTCTGCCCGACACGGCGGACGATCACGCTCCAGACGACGCACCCCTACGACTCTGGGACCTCCAACCTCTACAACGTCGCCCTGGGCAGCTCAGCCGCCGGCACGCTGACGTTCGTTAATGGAAACACCAGCATCCTGTTCACGTTCGGAATGCTTCAGGCCGATGTGGTGACGCCGGTCGTAGCCGGGAAGAGCGAAATCGATCTCCAGTTGCAGTTCTCGGCCCGCAGAGTCAGTAGTACGGCCAGCTTGGAAGTCACGATTGACGAGACCACGTAATGGCTATTAACACAATCGTCGATAACGGCGGCGAAGATGACGACTGGGAGGAGGGACCCATCACCAATGAGGAAGTCTCTCGGGATGAGCCTGCGCCTGAATTGCCTAGCTCCGAGGAATTGGACGCCCAACTTAAACACTTGGAAGCCAATGAGCCAGAGATGGCTCAGGAGCCGGAGATCGCCGACGAAGGCGTTTCCCCAATCCACCCAGACGAAGCCCTTAAGGATCAGCTCCAAACCCTGGAGACCAACGAACCTTTTCAGCCCCAGGCCCACCAGGCCTCTGCTGCCGTCGAGCCCATTAGTCAGCCAGCATCGCCAGACATAAGCGACATGCCAGAGGACGATCCTCAGGCACCACCAGCAACCCTAAAAGACTTCTACGAGGCTGGTGGCACGATCCAGGGCGGGCTAGGTGCCCTACCGGGAATTCCTGGTCCACGCCCCGAAGAGGCGGGCGAGCCCCTCAAGCAATACATCCAGTCAGCCGGTAACTTCAGTCAGGCCACCGCCGACTTCCTCCTGGATCACACCCAGCAGCTAGACGGCATCCTCGAACGCCTTGAGCGTGGGAGGTTGTAATGGCCAGCTTCTGCCGCTTCGGAGGATTCTCCTTCGAGGAGAACGAGGTCAACCTCGTCAATGTCAACAAGCAGACTACATTCTCCCAGCGAGGGCGACGGCTCCAGCGGACCGAGACGGCTCAGTGCTTCGGAGAAATCCAGGGCGATTCGGCTGGGGAGATCATTGGCCGCATCCCGGTTATTGAGCAGGCCCTCAGGAACGTGGGCGTGGACTTCACATACGGAGTCAGTGGCGGGACGCCGCATGTCATCCGTCACAGCGGGGACTGCGTCTCGGCGGTTCGCTGCGTGAACTACTCGTTCCCCAAAGGGGACGGGGCGGAGCTGGTGACTCGGCGGTCATTCTCCTTCACGGTTCAGGCCGTCTATGATGCCTGCGATGAGGACCTTATTTACTGGCAGGAGACCGTCCAGACGATCGGTACAGGCGGACCCCGCTGGTACGTCCTGGAGACGATCGATGACATCCCTCGGGCCATCTTCACCGCCCAAAAGACAGCCGTTACCTACAAGCAAACCGGGATGGCGATCGGCTATACGGCCTACCCGGACGAGCCTGGCCCACTTAACCCCGCTGGCGAGATGGAAGCTGCCCGGAGCATCATCCGCTCGAATGCTCAGCAGCTGGGGAATGGCCTGCGGTTCTATCCGATAAGATGGTCGTACACGATGTACCGGGACCCGAGCACATTCGGGCAATTGGACATCTTCCCGACATCGAAGGAATAACCCCCAAGCCAAGGAAGGCAGGGTACTTATACGGCCACTGCAAAATGGATTGGTGCCTCGAAGGCGGTGCGGCAAGTCGCGACAGCGATCGTGTCTGGTACGTGGGGGGCCGGAGACACTGAAACGTACACGATCGCGAATGTCGATTTCGTGATCACGATTGGTGCCAACACTACCACAGCCGGCGTTGCCACCACGATCAAAGAGGCCCTAAACGGCGACACTCTTGCCGACACGACCGCCAGCTGCGTGCCCTCGATCGCTGACCTTGGGGCACAGGGCATTCCGCAGTTCGGCAACCTCTCAGCTACGGTCAGCTCCAGCACGGTCACGATTACGACGGCCGGCACAGGGGTTCTAGCTGGCACGCCGTTCACGATGACGGAAGCGGAGACGACGGCTGGCGACGGTGCAGTGAACTACACCAACGCCGCTACAGCCGCCACGAGCCGCAATCACGCCAATCAGGCCGATAACTGGGATGGTAACGCGGTTCCTGGTAATGGCGACACGGTCATCTTCGACACCGGCAGCGTGGACTGCCTGTGGGAGCTGGACCTGGGAGCGATCGCGGTCACCCAATTCACGAAGTACAAGAGCTACAACGGCAAGATCGGATTGGCCCGGACGAACGTCGATGACTCGGCGAACCCCTACCCGGAATACCGCACCCCTCAATACCTCACGGCTGACGGCTTCACGAATGCCGACCTGGAAGTCGGGGCGGGACCTGGCAGCGGGCGGATCAAGCTCGACGGCGGCACAGTCGCCTCGGTCTATAACGTCTTCGGTAAGGGTACGCGGGAAACAAACGGTGTCCCCTGCATCCTCCTGATCGGCAACAACAACTCCAACGTCGTGCGGAACCTCGACGGGGATGTGGGGCTGGCTTTTTATGGCGGTGAGACCTTTACCTGCACGACGCTGATCAACGGTAGCGGCCCCACCTCCCAGGCCGAGACTTATTGTAGCTCAGGAGTCACGTTCAATTCCGCCACGGTCACGATCAACGGCGGGAGCCTGACTACCAATTCCGCTTTAGCGACTGGGGTGGCGAACGGTGGCATCTGGAAGCATGGGGCCGGGACCATTACCAGCCTGACCGTGAACAAGGGAGCGAAGTTCTGGCCCACTGGGGCGGCGACGATCACCACTCTCGACCTCAACGGTGGCGAGATCGACTGCACCAAGGGCGTGGCCAGCTTCGCGATCACCAACACGATCACCATGTCTGCCGGATCAACCTTCAGGGACCCCCAGGGAAGGACCGGGAACGTAGTAATCCAGCTGATTGATTGCACTCTTGATGAAGTCACCATCATTCATCCACGGACGAACAAGACCATCACCTTCAGCTAGTGCTTGGCGATCTCCTCATCGAATATCCGCTCACAGACCCTGGAGAGCACATGCTGGACATCAATTACCTGCACAACCTCCCGGCCACGTTCATGAGCCTCTGAGAAGGCGGCATCACACAGCAGCTTATTAAACCTCCAGTGCAGCTTATCCACGTAATCCAGAGCCTCAGAAGTCATTCGCATCTCATCCATCGCAAGTTCTCCTAAATGCCGATTCAATCAGGGATTACGCATAGCGGACTCAGCGGTATCCGGGCCGTCCGCTTCCCGTTTGCGCGGGGCGTGACCCCCTCGGTCGCCTGTCTTTACCTAACCCCGCAAGAGGTCGTGGATTCAGTCGGTACGCTCACCCTGACCTACAACGAAATCTCCCTGCAATTCCCGGATATGGCCATCAAATCGGCCCATCTCCGGCAGCGTCATAATGGCCACCCGATCCTGGCCGTGCATCTCTTAGACCGGCGGTGGCGGTGGGCGGGGAAGACGATCGGGGGCGACTGGAACCGACGGACAGCGGCGGGCGAGATCGACGAGATCACCAGGAAGTCACCAGCTGAATTAGCGACCCTGCTCTTAGATGCCATCGGCGAGTCAGGCTACGACGTGAGTCAAATGCCGGGCGGGGTCTTTCCCCGCTGCAATTGGCAGAACGAGCGAGCGGACATCGCCCTTCAGCGGCTCTGTGACTATGTAGCCTGCGAGGTCGTGCTGAACCCACTCACGAATCAGGTGGAAATCTGGCGGCTGGGGCAGGGCAATGGGACGCCCACGGATGTCGGCGAGGTCCTGCCGAAGGTGCAGTTCGCTCCTCGGGCCAACGTCCCCAACCGCGTGGTGGTGATCTGCGGAGACAGCCTCTGGCAGAGCCGGCTAAGGCTTCAGGCTGCTTGTCGGGACTATCCCAGCAACCAGCAGAAGTCGCTCTCCCAAACCAACATCAAACCCGCTGGTGGTTGGGATTACGAGCACCCCTGGATATTCGCTGGCCTGTCGGGCAATGCCCAGCATCGCATTCGGGCCTTCGAGGATGTGTACCGGATGTACAAGATTATCGGCCAGGAGAACGGCACTTTGCCGGTCGGGAACTTCCCCTTCCCGATCACGAACATCAACCAATACATTCTCCAGGACTACATCCTCTATTCCGAGACCGACTATCACAACGTCCAGCACAGCCTCCAGCCCTACGTCGAGGTCGGGGAGTGCTGGGGCTATCTGGAAATCGCCACTAATCACACCAACTCGCGATCTTTCGTGCCGTTCGTCCTCCATAGGGAACGGCAGATCGTGGAGTTTAATACGCCACTCTTCAAGCTCTCCAGCACGGGGACCTTTGCCGAGCCAACGCTCTATCTGATTACGGCTTATAAGCTCAAGACCGTCGAGGGGTTTGTGGGCGGTATCTACCGCTTCGGGACAGTTGGCGGGGATGGCGGTGACCTGCTCCTCCGGCGTCCCGAGCTGTTCTCGGTCTATGACCTCCAGAGCGGGCTAAGCACAGAGGA